GCTTCATGATCCAGGGCGGCTGCCCCAAGGGCACCGGCACCGGCGGCCCCGGCTACTGCATCAAGGGCGAGTTCAAGCTCAACGGCGTGAAGAACAATCTCAGCCACAAGCGCGGCGTTCTGTCCATGGCCCGCGCGCAGGCGGCCAACTCCGCGGGCAGCCAGTTCTTCATCATGCACGAGGACGGCGAATTCCTCGATGGCCAGTATGCCGCGTTCGGCAAGGTGCTCGAGGGCATGGATGTCGTCGACAAGATCGCCGCTGTGAAGACCGACGGGAACGACCGCCCGCTCACCGAGCAGAAGATCGCCTCCATCCGCGTCGACACCAGGGGCGAGGAATACCCCGAGCCCGACAAACTCCGCGACCCCTACGGACGCGGATGACCGCAGCCGTCATTACCGGCGCGTCCGCCGGACTCGGCGCGGAGTTCACACGCCAGCTCGTGCGTGAATTCCCGGAGATCGAGGAATTCTGGCTCATCGCCCGCCGCGTGGGCAAGCTCGAAGAGCTGGCCCAGCAGTTCCCGGAAAAGAAATTCGTCTGCATGGGCCTGAACCTGCTCGACCCCAAAAGCTTCCGCTATCTCGGTGAAAAGCTGGCCGAGCAGAAGGCCGATGTGCGCGTGCTCGTCAATAACGCGGGCTGCGGAACGACGGGCAATATCGGCTCAAGCGCGTCGCCGGCAGACGTCATGCGCGTGGTCGACCTCAACGTCCGCGCGCTTACCATGGTCACGCAGACCGTCGTTCCGTTTATGACGCGCGGGGCGAAGATCATCAATGTTTCGTCCATCGCGGCCTTTTGCCCCACGCCCCGCATGACGGTCTACAGCGCCTCCAAGGCGTATGTCTCCGCCTTTACCGGCGGCATCGCCGACGAGCTGCGCCCCAAGGGCATTTCCGTCACAGCCGTCTGCCCCGGCCCGATGAAGACTGAATTCTTCGACGCTGCGGGCGACCATGACCTGTTCGGCAATATCCCGTGGTGTGACCCGGTAAAGGTCGTCGCCGGGACGATCCGGGCAGCAAAAAAGGGCCGGACGTTCTACACGCCGACGGCATTTAATAAATTCTATCGCTTCGTGGCAAAACTCCTGCCCATGAAGTGGATGATAAAAGCAACGAGAGTCTAATTTAGAGTTTTCCAGCGATCCGCAGCGGTTTTCCGCTGCCATATGGGGCTGCACTGGTTTCGACGGGGGCAGTGAGGCTGGATAAGCGGGCGGAGGCGCCTGGCCTCCATAAAACGGGCAATTTTTCTAAATTAACTGACAACACTTACGTTGCTCAGGCTGCCTAATTAGGCAACCCGTCCTCCCCGGAAGGGCCACGAGCCGGGCTTGGGCGTGATCTAGTGGCGTCCGTGAACGCAGTAAGCTTTGCCTGCGTCATGCATCATGAAGCTACCAAGGCGCGGAGAGTGTCTGCTCCCGCCGCGCCGAGGGAATGTAAATAACAGACTGCGCCCGGAGAAAGTCCAGTCAAGTTGCTTTCGGACAGGGGTTCGATTCCCCTCAGCTCCACCAAAGCAGAGCCAGACGAACCAGATGCGTTCGCCTGGCTTTTCTGCGTCTCCAGCAATCTACATGGTCGGCGGCGCGTTTGTCCTCGTGTGCTCTCTTGTGCAAGAATAGAAAAAGAGCACCTGCCCTTCAGCGAAGATGGGCGGGTGCTCTTTTCTACATTTTTTCATAACGTAAGCCGTTATAACCTAACGATTCCATGAAAAATGAGAAAATACTTGTTATATTTTCTCGTAAAGGAGCATGGCTATGATTAGGATTTTACTGTCCACGCGCCTCGGCGAAAGGCGCTGGACGCAGGCTGATCTCGCTCGCGCAACTGGCATACGTCCGTCTACCATCAACGACTACTACCACGAATTCGCCGAGCGCGTCAACCTTGAGCATTTGGATTTGATATGCGAAGCACTGGACTGCGATCTCGAAGATCTGATCATCCGCATACCGAACAGTGAGCCGCGGGTACGGACACGCACCGGCTTCGATTTACATACCAAACGCTGACTTGCTCCCCAAAGCCCGGACGCTTACCATGCGTCCGGGCTTTCTCCTTTTGCGGGAATCGTATAGACCTCTATGGCATTCAGAACGTCGCCGGGCTGGCATTGAAGCTGGTGACACAGGATCTGGATCGTCTCAAAGGGAACGTCCTGATGCAGCCGCATCGCCTTGACGGTCTTCGTCGCCAGACCGAATTTCTTGCCAACCTGCGCGTCGGTCAGGCCGCGCACATCTTCGCGCTTTAGAAACGGGTCAAAGGAAATGATCGTCCTTCTGATACCGCGCTCCATAATTTCCTCGTAGTTCATTGATACCTCCTAATCCTCTGCTTCGTCCGTCAAATCAGCATTTGAAATGATAATCCGTTCCCCATTTGGCAGTATGAACGCCAGCTTGCAGCCGCAATACTCAGCTATCTTTACAAGATCTTCGGCAGACCATCGTTCATTCGAAAACTTGTTGCTTAGGCTCTGCTTACTGCTCATACCCAAGACTTCCATCAAATCCGACTGCTTCTTTTCGCGCTCCAGCAGCAGAGCTTTGACCTTTTTTGAAACCGACACCTTGCGTCACCTCCCTCTAATACGAATATACATCATTTTCGTTTATACGTCAATAAAAAAGTTTTACGATTTCACGAAAATGTTTAACTTTTCTATTGACAAGTACACGAAAATGGTGTAATATATGAGTGTAAGGCAAAGCCGAACAGCTTTTTGAAAGGAGTGAGGTGAATGGACGAGATGAACGTCACCGAGGCGCTGCTGAAAGCGATCCTCGAACTCATCGAGAAGTGCGAAACGCTCGAAGAACTCCGCGAAAGCGTCAAGCGCATCATGGATGAGTAAATAAAAAGTGAGCGACCGCCCCTAGCAAAGACGCCGCTCACTCCACCCCAAAAGGTGAGCCGGGAGCCTTACCCCGGCCACCTTGATTATAACCGAGTAAGGCAAAAATATCAAGGAGGAACACAAAAATGATGATTTCTGAGTTTATCGAGCGCACCGGCTTCGAGCCGACCGCCAGCGAGTATGCGAAGATCGAAGACGCCTACTACGACTTCAACGGCAACAAAGATGAGTTTTGCAAGGCGTTCGTGAAGAACGGCGGCGAAAAGAAAATCTCCAAGGCGAGAGCCGAAGAAATCGTGAAGCTCAAGAGCCAGTTGGTCGAGATGGAAAAGCAGCACAAATCCGAGATGGAAGCCCGCGAGAAGCAGATCGCAGAGCTGAACGCCGATCTGGATCGTGAGCTTGAGTGGAAGCCCAGCACCGGCACCGGAACGAACATGAGCCAGAGCGACTACGACCACCTTGCCAACTGTGGCAAGCTGATGACCGACGAAGAAGCCAAGGCATTCATCGCTGACGAGTGCGGCTTTGCTCCTGAAAAGATTCACATTCTGCACGAGGTTCACACCTACGAGGTCAACAAGCACCGCCGCCTCCGCAAGTCCGGAACCTTCGACCGCACGCCTGTGTACGAATCCACTGACTGGAACTATGTTCGCTTCGACTGTGCCTGCTTCATGTACGAGCTGGTCAACGGCGAGCTCCGCTTCTACTGCTGCTAAATCACAGCCCGCCCCGGAGGTTACGAGGGCGCAGGAAAGAACCATGGATATCAAAACTGCGTTACAAACTGCACTTATCAGTACCGGACGCATCGCCCCAAAAGACAGAATTGAAATCATCGAGAAATGCAGCGATGAGAGCGATTATGTGAGAGTAGGTCTTTACGCCTTCCACGGCCGCAAGCAAAAGCCCTTTGTCTACTGGAATATCTGCGTCGATATAGCGCGTGAGCTCATTCACTGGGATACCTCGACGTTTTACTATCTTTGAACAGTGCCCGCCCCGGAGGTCACGAGGGCTGAAAGGATTATCATGGAAAAGCTGATTTATTCCACTTTCCGCGAAGGCTACGGTATCGACCAGATCAATCGAACGATGACCGCTGGCGAGCTGATAAACTTCCTCGCACAGTACGATGAAGATACGCCAATCTATCTGAGCTTCGACAACGGCTACACCTACGGCGGCATCACCGAAGGCCGCTTTGAAGAAAACTACGGGGAGGATAACGACGATGAATAAAATCCGCCGCAAGAATTTGCAGGCCATCATCGACCAGTTGGAGGAGCTGAAATGCAGCCTCGAAGACCTTCAGGCTGAAGAAGAATACCGGGACAATATCCCGGAGAATATGCAGGAAAGCGAACGCTACGAAAAAGCCGACGAAGCCTGTGACAATCTTTCCAGTGCTGTGGACAGTTTGGAAGAAGCTATCAGCAGCATCGAAGCTGCTATCGAGTGAAAGGAGAAAGCCTTATGACGATCAAAACGTTGGAATACATTCACGCACTCTTGATTGAGGATGAGCGTAAGCGCAAAGAAGTCTACGAGAACTCCAGACGGCTTCAACGCGAATACGAAGAAAACGGTGCAGATGAGGAACTGATAAATCGGCAGGACGAAGATGCGGGCAAATTTATGCGCGAACACTTTGCCGCGCTGAATGCGCTGGAAGACTTTGAGGGGCAAGAGTGGTAAGGAGGCTCAGAGCATGGGACTGATGATCGATAAGCCGGCAAAGACATTGATCGAACGCTTTGCCAAAAAGCAGCCGGGTGGACACTTCGCGTGTCCCCGCTGCGGGAAGATGACGATGGACGCAGAGAGCGTCACACACAACGCCCTCAGCCGCCGCATTGGCTGCTACATCTGCGACACCTGCGGAACGGTTGAAGCTCTCGAAGATTTTGCGCATAAGCAGAATTCACTCAACGTGTGGGCAATCACAAAAGAACCGGAGTTGTGGCGTATGCTGAGCTGGAATAGCGACGGCATCGAGATCGCCGGTCACGAGGGAACGTGGTATGTCATTGACGAGGGCGATTTTCAGATTACCCCGGACGTGGACGGCAAACCGGAAACGCTCACCGCGCACCTGTTCCTGCTTGAAAGTGAGCTTTACGGCGAGGATG